TCACCGCGCTTACAGCGGCGTTGTAAGCCCCGTTCTCGAAGCTGGTCTCAGCTATCTTCCACAGCATACTTCCAGTCTTCTCTGGCGTGATCGCGAACTTCTGACGCAGCTCTTCCTGCTCAGCTCTGATCGCCTTAACCACGTTCGGATGGTCGCGCCCATTCATCAGCTTGCTTGCGCTCATCGCCGGGAAGCTAAAGCCTGCCTTCCTCGCCGCCTCCGTCTGGCCGCACCCGCCTTGCGTGTAATGCCAGACGAAAGCCGTCTGCATTTCGGTCAGCCCGAAGTCGCTGTCCGCAACGAATTGCTGTGGCACTTCCACCAACTGTGGTCGTTCCTTTTTAGGTCTGCCTCGCTCCGCCATCGTCCCTCCATCTGATTGAATATCTGCCGCGCCCCAGCTTCCAGCTCCTGCGCGAGACCGTAAGCGTCACGCTCTGCGTTGTTCAACTGCCGCCACCTTCGGTAGTTCTCCTCGCGTGTTTGCTCGAAGTCCCACTCAAACTTGTAGTCTACCATGATCAGTCTCCTGACTAGCCAGTGTGTCAAGTGTAGTGTATAGCCATCCACCTTCTTACGTTTATGCACTATGTAAATACTACGTTACGCTATTTACATGGTCATACTATTAAAGATCTTATATATAATACCCTATACACACTATAGTAATAACACCAATGATAACAAGACCTTACCCAATATTTAATATAGGGTATAGGGTGGCATTTTTTTTACCTCACAGTCATCATGATAGATTTAACCATTTACATGAACGCCCACCGGCCCGTGTATGAGTGTGGTTCCCACACTCGGGCATCTAGTCCCACCCCTGCGGGGCAAAACCAAATGAGTCTGATTTCTCCTCTTCGATGGCGGTGTATGCTAAGTCGTAGATCTTTTTGCCGCTGCTCCTGCGTGGTTCTTTGCCATGCTCTGACAGGATCCTTGCCGCATCTTTGAAGTCTGCCATGCGCGGATTTTTGACGCCCAGATCCCTCAACAGCTTGGTCATCTGCACCGGCTTGGTGTTGTCCGACCGGAAGTCAACGTGTTCGAGTATGAGATCCTCGACGCTGGATTGGGTACGGTAAAGCTCGTTGCTCTCTTGCAACTGCGCTCGCTCATCTGGACTGAGGAACCAGTTCTTCTTGCCAGCGATATACATCGTCTCCTTCACCTCCGCCCAGAGCTGCTGCATATCGACGCCATGGTTCACGTCAATACCATTGACCGGTATCACCCAGAACCTTCGGTTGCCGCTGGTGTCCGTCAGAAACTCTCGTGCGTTGACGCTGGCATAGAACGCTGTCCTTCTCTGGTAAGTGGTGAACGCCCGGTCGTAGGGTAGCCGCAGCTCGTCAGTCTTCTTAGTAACAAACGCCTTTAGCTGATCGATGTCCGACTTCTTGAAGGTGCTCTCGATCTCTCCCAGCTCGACGATCCAGTGGCTCACCGCTTGCTTCACGCTGTCCTTATCGCTTGGGTTGAGCGTTGCGCCTTCAAGCAACCATCCCTCGTCATAATTGGCTAGACGTTTAAACCAGAGCGTCTTGCCCAGTCCTTGCGCCCCTTGAAAGACCAGTATGCCTTCCAGCTCAACGCCATTTGGTTCACACGCTGCCGCCACACAACTGATCAACCACTTCCGCATCAGCATCTCTTTCAGCACTTGGTTGGGGCTTGTGATGCTATCTAGGAACGCCTGTAGCCTGCTCTGGCCGTCCCATGGCTTTGATTCCATCCAATCCCTTACCGGGTTGTATTCAACCGCCAGCAGCTTGAGATAATCCCTGACCTTGGTGTGGGGTATGCCCATTTGTATACATCGATCTTCGATCTCGATCAGCGCCGCCTCTTCTTGCATGTCTTGGATAAAGTTTGAGTCCGGCACGAAGATCTCCATGCGCTTCTTAATGACGTTGTAGGCGCACTTGATGCCGTTCAGGATCATCACGCCTTCGACGTTGCCTTTGGTGTTGAGGTATTTGCCCCGCTCGCTACGGTTAAAATCAAACTCCGCTGGCACCGTCACCGGCTTCAATTTCGGGATCAGCTCACCCTCAACCGCGTGGTCGTTGTAGTCTCCCAAGCTTTCCGGTATGAGCACCTCGCTTTCAGCGCCCCGGCTTCGCACAGCTTGGCTCGCCTCGACAGCTTTGATCTCTCCCGTCTTAGATTCGTCCGCATCTGCGATGAAGATATGCTTCGCCTTGGGGAAATAGTCCGAGATCGTCTCGCCTACCGGCTTCAGATTGCCTGCGTCAAAGCACACAATCACCGGCTGCGCCATGTCTTGAAAATAACTCGCCGCTGTCGCATATCCTTCGGCGTAATTGATGACCTTGGCATCTTGCAGCATGTGCTCGCCGAGAATAAAAAAACTTCCCTTCTTCTTAGTGCCTGTGAGAAATTTTTTGCCGCCGTCATCATCGATGTATTCCAGCCCGACGATCTCAAGCTGCGCGTCCAGCAAGGGTATTATCAGTCTGCCGTCTTCATGCTGCCTGAGACCGTGGGAGAGCACTTGCTTTCGCTCTAAGTATGGGTGCTTCTCAACCGGCAAGGCCTTTTCCCAGATCGTCTGTGCAATCTTCGCCGCCTTCGTTTGCCTGTTGAACATCTCAACCTTTGCCTCTGCCTGCAAGCGCTTGATCTCTTCCTTCTCTTCGTCAGTCATCTCGTAACGTGCGCCATTGAAGGGTCGCCATTGCGCTGTCGGTTCAACGTGATCGATCCGGTAATCTCCGCATCTCCCGTATGGCACACTCTGGTTTAACCAGAGCTGATACCAGCCTGTTAGCTTGCGCTTGCCGTCAACCTCCATGTAAGCCCGGCCAATTGTGCCGTCTATTTTTAACCCTGTCTTGGGGTCAACGGTCATGCCGTTGCTGAGGAGAAAGTTTTCAAATTCGCTTTTAATGTCCACCGAGAAAGGTGTACTTTGGTTTTTTGTCGGTCTCGATACCTTTATTGCCATGGGTCTTTTTCCACTTGCTTTTCATTTAGAGGTGTGTACCATAGTGCAAACATTTACACAACACAAGGGAAAGCAACATGGCAATAACAGCAAGCAGTGGTGGTGGTGATTTCGAGGTGGTGCCAATCGGCACGCATCGAGCAATTTGTTACAAGCTCGTAGACGCAGGAACTCGCGAAGAGAAGTTCAAGGACGAGGAACCAAAGAAGCGTCACACCGTTTTTATTTTCTGGGAACTGCCGGATCTGCGAACGGCAAAGGATCAGCCGTTCTCGATCTTCAAGCAGTATACGCTTTCGTTGAACGAGAACAGCGCTCTACATAAAGACCTTAAGTCTTGGCGCGGTCGCTCATTCAGCGAAGAAGAGTTGAAGGGTTTCGACATGAACAACATCCTCGGCGTGAGTTGCGATTTGGAAGTTGAGCACACTGCCGGAGGTCGAGCGAAAGTTGCCTCGGTTTTTAAACCAGATGGCGGAGCAAAGAAAGTTGCAACGGCCAATGATCAGGTCATGTTTGACCTCGAAGATTACTGCTTAGAGTTTAGCGGCGAGTCCTGCGACAAATCGAAAGAGATGTGCGATGTCTTTGAGAGTCTGCCCAACTTCTTGTGCGAGATGATCGAGGGATCTTTTGAGATGGCCGCTGCTCACTCGAAAGGTCGAAAAGTTGAAGCGCCGAAAGGTTTGGCTGCGATGGCCAAAATGCCGAAGTCTGTAGAAGTTCCAGAAGGGGACTTTGACGATGACATCCCGTTTTAATGAACGCTTCCAAGATGCTTGCCCGGCTAGAAAGGGCTACGAAGGAGAAAGGTGTAACGGTTACTGAATTTCTTATGCAGTACGGGTTACCTGCCAGCACCTTTTACGTCATTAAAAAAACGAAAGAGATCAAGCCCAAGATGCACAAAAGGTATCTGGAGGCGTTGCGGGATTTTGAACCGGCGCTGGCTGATGCAGTTGAGGTTGAGGTGCAGACAAATGATGCGGTGAACTCGCCGCAACATTACAAGCGCGATGGCATCGAGTGCATTGACGCCATGGTTCAAGTCTACGGCTTGAAACGTGTGCAGGAATACGCTGAGATATCAGCATTCAAATATCAGTGGCGGGAGGGTTTGAAGGGTGACTCGAAAACGGACAAGCTCAAGAAAATTTGGTACACACGCTTTTCTATGGGTGATGACCCTCGGAGGGTTAGTGATGTTTAAAGAAATGGGTTTTGCTAAATACACTGGCTGGGCAGTTGTTACCGCCCTCTGCGCCGGGATCGTTCTTGGCGCGATGATGTTGTGAGTGCGCCCAAGATATGAGCGGCAAGCTGATAGGGACGCTGAAAATAGACTGATTGAGCTGGTTTGCAAACGCTACCAGCTCGACAGTTTTTACAAACTCCCTGCCAGTTACATTTTAGATTTTGCGGTTTCACGCAATGATCAAATCATCGGATTTGTCGAGGTTAAAAAAAGAACCACGGCAATGCGCCAGTACCCAACTTTTTTTATTGCGCTGCACAAAGTCTTGCAAGCTAAGCAGTACGAGCTGATCGGCTTTCACTCTCGCGTGGTCGTTGAGTGGTCCGATTACATCGGCTCAGTGAGGCTAGATGCACCGTTTGAATTGAAGTTTGGTGGTAGGTCAGATCGTAACGATTCTGCCGATCAAGAACCAATGGCGCATTTCTCGATTGATTCGTTCGACATTTTGGAGGAGAAAGAATGACAGACTTTAAACCGGGGATCTATGAGGATCTCGACTACCCAACCTATGCGAGCATCACCGTAGACGGTCAACAAGCTTGGCGGTCACATGACCTCACCTCGTTGATCAAATGCGCTTACAGTTGGAAGAATGCCAAGCCCATGACTGAATCACCCGCGCTTCTTGAGGGCCGGGTCCAGCACACGGTTTTTCTTGAGCATCACAAATTCTTTGATGAGTTTGCGATAGAGCCAGAGCACATCAATCGACGCACGAAAGCTGGCAAAGAAGAGTACGAAGATTGGGTGTCAGGTCTTGGCGACAAGACGCCTTGCAAGCAGGATCTGTATGACCTCTGCATGGAGCGCCGAGCTGCGCTTGAAGAGTTTATCCCCGGTCCTGACGATAAGGTCGAGCTGACGCTGGTTTTTGAATGGTGCGGACAACCCTGCAAGGGCAAGCTTGACTGGTATACCGGGACTGACATTTGGGATCTAAAAACCTGCCGTGATGCTTCGCCGCGTGGCTTTAAAAACGCCGTCAACTCGTTCAGGTATTACCAGCAAGCCGCCTTCTACATGGCAGCCGCTGAGTACCTCGGAATGCAGTGTGATAAGTTTTATTTTTTGGCGCAGGAAAAAGCATACCCCTACCCATACGGCGTTTATACGCTCACTCAAGAAGCGATTGAGTATGGGCATGCCAAGAACCAGCAAGCGCTTAAGATCGGCTTGAAGTGCCGTGAGACCGGAGATTACAAACCGTTTAACAATGGTTTGATCACGGAGTTTAATCTTGCAGATCTCTGGTGAGGATTTAGAGCGAGAAGAACGATGGGCGGCTGAGAAAAAATATTACGCTGCTCGATCTGTTTGGAAGCGCAGAAACCAACTGGTGCCGGGCAAAGGGTTTACTTGGGGTCAATGGTTTCAGCGCATGTTCGATGAAAACTTGGTTGAATACGCCGCTCGAAAAGCGAAGGAAAAATCAGAGACGCCTTAACTCTTCGCTGGCCAATCTCCCAGTTTCCCGGTTGAACTTCATCGCAAGATAATCGTGAATCCTGCTCAGCTCGTAGGCTCTTACATCTTCGTCTTCCTCGCCGACAATCTTATCGATCATCGCTAATACGCGGATGGTTGGTATGTTTGATTCTCTTTGCATGGCTCAATCCTAAGTCAAATTGCAGGCGAAAAAAAGCGGCCTAAGCCGCTCTTTCAACTTTCTCGGCGTTTCAGTTCCATGAAACAGTAATTGATTTCGTCCTGATATTGTCCTGACTTGATGTTGTCAGGCATTGCCTGAATCGCAGCTCGGCAATCATCGATGACGTACCGAAGCGATTCAATGGACCGGGTTTTGCACAGCTTTATGTAATCGCTGTGCCAGTTGCCGTTAGAGCTGATCATCACGCCACCTCCTCATCTTCTGCGTAATGCGCCACTGCCTTCGAGGGGCGCTTGTAAAATCCAAACTTCGGATCATCCTTGCTTGGCTCAAGCGTTGCGATAAACTCAACAACATCGCCCTTGCTGACGCGACTAATTGAGCTAGGGACTGTGCCAAACACCTTAAATCCAGATTCGTCCTTCACCAGCATTTTGTAAACAAGCGTGTTGTAGGCATAGCCATCGACGGTCTTGGTCATCAAGACTTTGCCTTTGACTGCGACTCGACCAGTCGGAACGGGTTCTGCTATCTCGGCTTCTGCCGCCCACTTAGCCTCTAACTCGGCCTTTCGTGCATCACGCTCGGCGTTACGCTTTGCCGCCGCTGCTGCTCGCTTCGCTTCCATAGCCTCGCGCTTCTCAGCAGACTTGGCTCGCGCCTTTGCTCGCGCCTCGGGGGAGGTGCTGTAAACAGCCACACCGCTTCCTTGGCACTTGAAACAAACACCGTTCTGATAGTAAGCAAAATACGAAATGTAACCTTTGCCTGTTGAGCACTTCGGGCAATCTTCAATATATTTAGCCATCTTCCTTCTCCTTAATTAATTTTTTAACCTCAACCTCAAGACAAAGATTAGCATCTACCGTGTCGATGTACAACACTTTGCAACAATTAATTTAGGTACTTTTTGCGCCCACATTTGGGCCTTCAAGATGATAGTCCTTTAAGACCACGCCAAGCTTTGAGTCGCCTCTGGTGTGCTGCCCTATCCATGTGCGCTTGCGAAATGAGCCGTCATCGTTTCGCAACACTCGCCAGTGACCGCGCACTTGATGCAATCGCTTGCCGTAAAACTCGTCTCTCGGCTCTACCGGTTCTCGCATATCAATACTGTCTTTGGGTAGCTCGATGCGACATCGGTAGTAAGAATCATGCGGCACTATGCGAGGGTTCTTGCCTTTTCCTCTTTGTAGGACGCCAACCTTTTCATGCGTCACCCATGGATAGTTGAGGGTGATCATTAGCATCGTGACAAACCGAATCAGTCTGCCCGGATGAAAGTCTTCGTTAAAAGAATCTTCCGAACGACAATACATTTCCTTGCGAACCAAATCAGTTGACCTGATCAATTTTAGGTAAGGGTCAGTATCAGTAGTTTGTGAAAATTCACACTTGACCCCAAAAGCTTGAATGGAATTTTGTTCTGCAAAAGATTTTTCAAGATGTGACTCGTTATTCTTTGCGAGCCTTCCAATCCACATGGCACTTGCTTGACGCTGAATTGTTACGCCTCGATCACAAAAATTTCCGTCCTTAAAAAACTGAAAGCTTATCTCGTGTCCAAAGTCTTCTTGTAGACAGCCAACCACCCCACCGTCTTCGTCAAGAAATTCAATCCACATGGTTTTGAATGGACCGCGAGCCTCAGTCATGACACCGGCAATAAGACGCCCATCCTCCCTCTGCATAACTGGTTTACTGTAAACATAATCAGAAAGCTTGGGATCGACATCGAACCGACGAGCAAGACGGATAGCCTTTTGCTCTTCAGCGGCAATTTTTTTAAAGCGTTGAGACTCAACCCGATCTTTTGCCGTGATTCCAAAATCAGGAACCCTGACCTTTGGCCGGTCAAGGTCATGCACTACCTTTGCGTGAAGCTCTCCTATTTGCACATTTACACTCCTAAACAAAGGTTAAAGGCATCGTTGACATCCCTAAGCTCTTCGGATGTGAAAAGGTCAATATCGTAATCTTCAGCAAAAGACATAGAGAGGTCACCTTTCTCGATCAAAGCTTTTTGTATCAGGCACCAAATTGTTGCCAAGTTTTCTTCGGATAACTCAACCCATCTCAGGTCTAATTCTCCTCCACTGATAATAGTTGCGGGGGCATCGAAACCGAGTTGTGAAGCTGTTTTAGTTGATTTCATTTGTCTCTCTCCTTGGCGGCTTACGCCGCCTCCTCTTGTGATTGTGGTTGCAAGTCTTCGATAAACTTGACTGCTTTCTCAGCGGCTGCTGCTGCCTTGAAGATTGCTTTGGGATCATCCTTCAGAACCTTCAACCAGTTGTTGAGATACTTCGCGTGGTCTTCGCGTGGGCTTGGTGAGATGTCGAGCAGAGCGCACTGAAACGCTGACGCCAGCTCAGCAACTAACTCCTCCATCGCGTACCCTTCAGAGCCGAAACCGTTCTTCATGCTCAACCGGTCGAGGCGTGACTTGTTGCCAGTCCAGTGAGCAAGCTCGTGGAGCAGTGTGCTGTAGTAGCACTCGGTTGAAGTTGACGTTGGCGTTGCGGTGAATACTTCGCGCATTGGGATTTGTATGTAGTCAGCAGCCGGGCTGTAGAAAGCGCGAGCCGAGTGATCGGTTCTGACGATAGCGCCAGTGGCTGCAACCCAAGCATCAGCCGCCTCGACAATTTCAGTCTCGTCTTTCTTGACACCTTTCTTGCTGATCTTGTCAGCATACTCGCCGTCCACTTGGTTTGCAGAGAAAACCGAGAAGGTCTTGAGCATTGGGATCATCTTCTTCTCGCCAGAGTCCTTATCTTTGATCTCGATCTTTTTGAAGAGAACGATTGAAGTACCTTTCTCGCCCTTGCGAACCTGACAGCCTTTACCCTGCCACTGCTTGTAGGTAGCCCAGTAGCTTCCGGTGAAGCCAAGGATCAAGACGTTGATGCCTTGGTAACGATGACCGCTCACTGCGTTGCGTGGTAAACCGAAGCCGTCTCCGGTCATTGGGTTGAGCCAGTTGCTGCCAGCAGTTTCCATCTGAGCGATGATCTTGGCGGTGATTTCTGCGTGTGCTTTCATGGTTACTTCCTCTTTGCGTTTTTGATGAGGAAATTGTACTACCATTCCGTGTCGTTGTGCAACACTTTGTACAAACTTATTTGCAATTAATTTCAGGCAAAAAAATGGGGCCTTGCAGCCCCTCGGTGTCAGTTATACTTAACCCTATTGTGGCCGGGCTTTAACACACTGGAAAGTTCAGGCCGAATTGTTTAACAATACTTACGCGGTTAGCTGAGGCCCTTGTCTCGCAGCATTTCCAAATATTCCTGACCACCGGCATCATTGGTCTCGTAAAAACCGAACACTTCCCAATTGTCCCATTCAGACATTATGGGTTTTCCAGCCGACTCCCACCTAGCAATGTCGCGTTTAAAATTTTTCCAAGCTTCGGCAACTGACACTCTGTTTAACAAAACTCTCCACTCACATCTCGTGTACGGTTTACCTAAAGCTGAAACGCCGTTTACTAAATAACCATTGATAGGCATGTATGGGGCAAAACCAGCGTTCTTTGCAAAGTGCAGTTCTGCGGCAAGTTTTTGCGATTCGGTTAATTTTGCAGTCATGACTCATTCCTTTATTTAAGTGAATAAGCAAACCTTAACAGATCCCGTGTCGATGTGCAACACCTTGCAAACAAGCCTATTCCACAACCTCCTCGTACAAATGGATCGCTCGGTTGCGGTCATACAGCCAAAAAACCAAAAGGTAGCGATCACCACTTTCGACCGGCAAACCTCGATGCAAGTTTGTGAAGCCGGGAAAGATTAATGCGTGACCAGATGGCAGCGGCTTCAATACACCGTGGTTGTGAAACTCAGTGCCGCCGCCTTTGTAGTCGCCAGTGTTCAGCGGTATCACCACGCTAACGTCAGCGCTTTCATCGTGGTGCCAAGCGCCTTGTTTTTTATCTTGCAGGTTGTAGTTTGCAATCTGCACACTGGCGATCTCGTTCACCTCTCTTTGATAGAGAGAGAAGATGATTGGCGCTAAAACATTCTGCACCACATGCCACATGTTTCGATACAACTCCGGCACATGCTCCTTCAAAACGATTTCAGGAATCTGCCTCAACTCATCCTCATCGGCGTTTGGTTCAAAACCAATGATCCGCCGCATGTTGTCGATCTCCTCACAGAGCATCTTGCAATACTGTCTGCGAAATATCGGCACCCGATAAATCTCTGGCCAGATCTTTTTGGTTAATTTTTGAATCGGCATTTCGCCAAGATTTTCTTGGCCACCTTTTGCTCGATACCGGGCAATGGCTGGGATGGAATCTTGAACCGCCTGATACACCGGCTGGTTCAAAAACCAATGTGACTGCATTGACAGCATATAATTTTTAAGCGAATACATGTTTGTAGGTTAGTCCAATTTTGTATACAATTCACAAGTTTACAGGAGATTTAATCATGGATACAGAGGCACAAGTCGCTCGTCAAAGAAAGAGCCTTGCTGTCGATCAAAAAACTTATGACCTGTTGCAAGAAGTTTGTTTTGAAGAAAGGCGAACTAGGATTGAGCAGTTAAAAATTTTGATCGAGAAAGAGCATAAGCGCATCTTTGGCGAGAGTAATTAGATGAATATTTTTAAGCAAAAGAAAATGCCGCCGCCAACCTATCGAGAACCACTCGAAGCTGCGGAGATCATTCAGTTGTTTGGCCAACTCACCTTGCATCAACAAGCTGCTTTGATGCGACTCATGAGCCGCAACCTCGTCATCAGAACCGACAGCGAGGAGATCATGGGCTATGAGCTTGACTTTAACGTGGACGGCGCTCTGGTGGCCGCTACGATGGCCTCAGAAGAAGACTAGGCCACAAGCCCAGCGATCCCCGACTTAGACTGCCTGAGCCTCTCAGCAAGCTCTCTGTCCTGATCTGAGGGCAGAACCGTGGGTCCGGGGATTCCCATGCTTGACACGCCGCCGCCCATTGAAGGCAGGGGGTCAAAGATGTCGGTTACTGAAGGCGATGGTGGTGGTGAAGCTTGAGAGCTTTCCATCATCTTAATTTGAGAAGCGGCTTCTTCTCGCAACCTTTCCTGCTCTTCTTCTCTCGATGATGCTCGTTTCTCTCTGATCTGAGTTTCAGGTGATGGAGTAACACCCTCTTCCATTGCCTGCCCGGTTTCTTTGAGAGCCTGAGTCGCAATCGCGTAATATTTTGGATACGCTTCTGCCATCTGCTTCAGCAAGGTTCTATTAGGGTCAGGGTTAATGATTTGCTCAATTAAAACATCTTCATAAGCGTCAATTCTTTCCTGTTTATATTTAGCCGCCATACTTCCGTTAACAGAATCTCGTATTGACTTGGCGCTTCTTCCAAGTAAACCGAACATATTAAAAATTAACTCAGGAGCACTAAACCCTGCTTTGTTTGACTCTATGTTAAGAAGTTCAGCAAACTTCTGTTTTGTTTGAGTGTCAGAGTTTACCCGGTCCTGAATAGATCTAACGCTTTGCAGAATGTCAGAAATTTCAGCTAATTCTTTCAATTCTTCTGGCTCGAATATTGCTCGATAATTTGCAATCTCGCTTGAAAAACCGCCTTTTTCGGAAGCTTTGGTTAAATCGTTAACATCGCCTCTTAAAGACATAGCTCCTAAAAACTTATTTGGAACACCAAGCTCGCTGTTTGTTCTTTGCGAAACATCGTTAAATCTTGTTCTTAGCCAATCGCCTTTCAGCCTTTGCCAAGCTGCGGGGTTTTGATCCATCACAGCAGTTTTGAGTTTCAAAATATCAACAGGCTCTGCTGATCCTGCGAACATTCTCGATACTGCTCTAGCTGCCTCGGTTCCGCCAGCTTCTGCAACTTTTGCAATATCTGCAATAATTTTAAAATTCTGCAACGTAGACATTGGATCTTCTGGCCGATAAATATCTTGCGCTCGCCCCCAAACCGGATTGTAAGAACGAAAAGCTTCGTTCATAGAAGCTTTTAAGTTTGAAAGCTCTCCAACCAACTTTTTATTTCGGGTTGCATCTGACTTTCCGTATTTTGTGATTAGCGTGTCAAAAGTTTCTTGTAAAACTTTAGCTACATCTCTGCTCGTATCAATTGGCAAATAGTCTAAAGGATCATCAAGCTCACCATTCTTGGCTATGGCTGCTCTTAATCTCTTTTTTGAAGTCAAAGCATCGCGCAACGCGCCATAAGCTTCTTTTCTTAAAGGGTCAAGATCAGGATCTCGAAGTGTTACCAGTATTCCCCGTAACGGCTCACCATCTCGTGTTGTATTTGGAACTTGTCTTGCAGTTAAAAAAGTATCGACCAAAGCCGCAAGCTCTGGCGATCCTGCCTCGTCAAGATCATACGCTTGCTTATAAATTTCTCCAGCTTGCTGCGATCTTCTTTTTTGTTCCGCTTTTATAAAATCGTCAGCCGCTCTTGCAACATCAAGCTCAGGGGTAGAAGAAGATCCGCCTTTCATTTTTCCTGTTAACGGGTCTTTGAAGGCGTTTGGAACATACTTGCCGCTTGCTAATTCATCGGCAAAACCTTTGACCATGTTAGTTACTTGCTCAGCCCTATTTAGGTACATATCGGTGAGCAATCTCGACCTAGACTGCAAGCCTAAATAGTATTGAGCGAAAGCAGCCTGACCGATACCTTTCATGGCTTCGCCGCGTGTTAATTGAATTCCTCTTTTAGCGGCATTGGCAATAGTCTTGTCAACATCGCCGCCGCCTTCTTTTAAAATCGCTGCGATCAAGTCTTGTGCTTTTTCATCTGGGAACTGATCTCTCAGATAACCGATCTTTGGTAATGTGGCATCACCCAATTGTCGAAAAGCCTGCCCAATAGCGCCTCTGGGCAAACCTACAGGAATTAAACCAAATCCAGCAGACCAAGCCGTATCCGAAACAAGCTGGTCAAAATCACTTTCAGGACCACCAACTACCGCAGAAAGACCAGACCTTATACCTTGCCCAACGACTGTTCCTGCGGCAGAGCCAGCAGCGCCGCCAGCCATTCCGCCAACAACTGTGCCTGCGCCCGGTCCAAGAAAAGCGGTTCCCTTTGCCGCTCCAACGGTCATACCTGTACCGCCAAGAATCATTTCTGATAACAATTGAGCACCCGGACCCATCCAGCCTATAAGGTCATCTTTGTCTATGTCGCCAAATTCAATGACATCACCAAACTCTTTGTAAGCTTGACCCTTGGGGCCGTATACTCCATCGACATCAATAAACATAACGTCATCAGAGTCTGGGTCAACGTAATATCTTTCGCCGGGATCTCGGCCTTTTCTTGCATCTTCAGGAAACCGCCTTGAACCCAACCAATGATGACCGGCTCGGGGACTGTTGGTTAACCCGTGAACAAAACCGTCAACAACGCCAGAAGCTTCTTCTTCGTAAAACCTTCGCCCGGCTTCTCTAAGTTTTTGATCGTGCTCAGCACCTAGCCCATCCACGTTGGTGCGGATTGCTAATTCTAATTCTTCCTTACTTCTTTCTTCAGGAATTTTGTACTCGATTCCGTCAATCTCAACAGTTTTCTTAGCCATCAAAACCTTCCCGAAACATCGTTTTCATTCCCTGACCCTTTTTTTGAGTCTGAGTTAAAGCCTTGCCTTAACAATCGAGCCTCCCTGCTTTCCTCTTTTGCCAACGCTTCAATTTCAGGTATCTCTTGTTGAGAGAACAACGGGTTGTTTCGATGCCATTGAGCTTGCCATTTTCCTATTGCGGCAGAAATCATCGCATCATTTCCTGAATCAATGGCTTCGTTAAACTCTCCAGACAACATCGCATCGTTATAAGCTTCTTGAAAATCAATAGATTTTTGGTTGATTCGATTCAAGTAACCAATCAGGCGATCATAACCGCCTTTTGTCATTGCTAAGCCGGGGGAAGATGCCAAGAACAAGGTCATTTCCGCGTTAGAAATAGCGCCTTTGGTTTGACCAATCAATCCCATCGCTATTCTGGTTCCAAAAGATTTAACAAGTTGTTGAGCCTCTATCGTCTCAGCATCTGCCCAACCGAGATCCACCATAAACTCTCTTAACGGAAGCGTAACGCTTGCTAACCTTCCTCTTTCATCCGCATCCAAATTTTTAGACAAACGAGCAGCGGTGTCTAATAAGTTTTTTTGACTTCTTGCAAGCTCAGCCTGCTTGCCCCACTCAGCAACAGCCTTTGAGAACAATTTGCCCTGCTCTTGAACAAAGCCAGAAGTCTTTTGACCGCCAACACTAACCGAAGTACCGCCGCCAGTGACAGGGTAGCCGCCAAGATTTTGATATTCTTGTTGCGTAGCCAAATCAGTTTCAGCCGCTGACCTTCTAATTTTCTTTCCTGTAGGATTTCCTGACTCGTCAAGCTCAGGTATTTCCCATGCTATAAACTTGGTTCCCTTATTGCTTTGTTTTATCAATTCAAGCTGCGCTTTTCGCATATACTCAGAGGCTAAAGTTTCATCTTCTCTTGCCAGTTCAAAAGCTTTTAAAGCTATTTGACGCTGAAGCGCCCTAGCTTCATCAGCTTCTTTTTTGGTTTCTTTGTTAAAAGCAACTAAGCCCTTTCCAATACCTGCCATGGGGCCAAGGGTAGGATCTGAAGAAAGAATAGCTTCGCCTAAAGTTGAAGCCAAATCGTAAAAGTTTCTTCTCCTCGGAGCTGCTCCAAAGAGCGGTGCAAGCTTGCTTTTGTAGTCGTTAAACCGGTCATCAAAAGTTCTTCTGCTATCCTCTGAATCCTTAACCTCTTCCTCAAGATCTTTTATTTGGGCAGCAGTAGCCCTTGGCGGCGCGACATCCTCTCGCTCGTCTGCAAGATCGTCAAGAGCCGAATAAGGCTTCAGAGGCTGGACTGGTAAAGGTCTGGTAGGAAGCAACGAATTTATTGAAGGAGGCTTTGGCACATTCAGCGAAGGATTGCCTGCAAGCAAAGGGTTCTCAAAATTGGCCACTGAGTCCACATAAGGTAGCCCAGCAATCCCCCCTTGGTTATAACCTCGGATTTGTTTGTCCATTTGTGGTCTTCCGATTGTCATTTTCAAACCTCAAATTAAGAGCTGGGTTGAGCGTATTGGTTAAACCCGGTGGTCGGATTATTGAAATTACCTGTCGCACCAAGCGCGGCCAAACCAGTGCCTAAACCAGCCTGCAAAGCAGATGGCGGAGGCGTGTAAGTTGTTGAAGTCTGCTGAGCACCTTGCGGAACCATCTGCATAAACGGCATCAAAGCCTGATATTGAGCAAGAGGCGCTTGCTGCGCTTGCAGCAAGCCAGCACGTTGAGCATCAAGCTGCTGCTGACGTAACTGTTGAGCCTGACCGCCAATGCCTTGCATCGCCGCAACGTCTTGAGCGCCAGCCTGCTGCGCTTGAGCGCCCAATCCTGCAAGCATGCCGCCGTAACCGGTTTGAGCAGAACCAAGCGCCTGACCAGCCTGCGCTTGCTGAGCGCCAATCTGACCGTATTGACCGGCCAACGTGCCAGCAATATTCATTCCTTGCTGTCCGGCCTGAGTTCTTGCAGCGGCTTGTTGTTGACCCAAACCAGCCAATTGCTGACCAAGACCGGTGCCAGCACCAAATCTTTGCTGAGCCGCGCCAGTCATTACATTACCAAGCTGTTGCTGTGCGCCTAATTGTTGTTGCGCCTGTTGACCCATTTGAGCGGCAAGACCCTGCTGAGCCGCTAACTGGTTCTGGGCAGTTTGTTGAATCAGGTTTCCGTAACCTTGACCAGCCGCAAGTTTCTGTCCAGCCGCCTGTTGAACCTGTCCAGCAACTTGTTGTCCTGCGCCATAACGCTGCTGAGCGCCCTGACCTAATATTCCTGCCAACCCTCTCGAAGCGGCAAGCTCACTTGCTGCTCGCTGTTGCCTTGAACCGGCTAAATTTTGAGCAGCGCCCATCCTTTGCTGAGAGGCTTGTGCGGCCCGGTCAATTAAACCTCGCTCTCCTGCAAGCTCTTGTCCTGCCAAAGATGCTAAACCGGACGATGCTGTTCTTTGGGCCTGACGCTGGCGCTCGTCTTCACTGATAGCCGTCTGCTGAGCGCGTTGAAAGCCTGCTGAGCGTAATCCGCCAACTTGTTTAGCCAACCCACGGCCCATGGCTTCGGCCCTTTCTTCGGCGCTTAAACGCGCACGAGAGCCAAATGCAGACTCGCCGCCCGAAGCAATGTCACGAGCATACTGGGCCATGTCCTGCTTGGCCAATCCTTCAGAGGCATCAGTGATTGCTTGTTGAACGACCTGATCCTCATAAGGATCAAAATACTTTGACGTTTGAGAACCGATATCCATGGGTTCGCCAGTCGTTTTTTGAAGCTCAGTTCTAGCCTGTCCAATCTGACTGCCAAAATCACCAGTGGTTTGCGCCTCTGCGCCCAACTGTCTTGTGAGATCTCTGTCAAGACGGCTGATGCCGCCTTTTAACCCTTGCTCCGCGAGATCAAGACGCGCTCTTTGATTAGCACCGGATCGAGCAGCAAGTTCTTCTGATCGTGATAAACCACGCGAAAGATCTTCTGCGCTTCTCATACCCATGCCAACCGAGTCTGTAATATCTCGACCAAACTCATCGTAACTTCTTCGACCCTGCTGCCGAGCACGAGCCAAGTCCATTCCAAAGTCCTCAGTTGCTCGCCTGCTCAAATCAGCCTGTTGCCCTAATTGCTGGGCAAATTGGCCAACCCCTTGCTGAGCCATGCCTGTAATGTCGCCAAGATCTCCTCTCAACCTTTCTTCGGCTGTAATGGCTCTACCTCGACCCTCTTGGATGCCGCGCATAGAATCTTGTAAAGCTCGATCTCTCTGGTCAAGCGCAAAGCGAGCACCCTCTTGGGTTTGCTGTAAAGCTTGTTGAGACGCTAAATCTTGACCAGCAAAACCGGCTTGTAGCGCATCGATTCCTTGCTGTCCTCGTTCCATGGCCTGCGTGATGAACGGCTGTTGGGTTCCAACATTCGCACGAGCAAGCTCTTGAGCGCGAATCTGATCAGGGGATAAGCCTGCAATCTCCTGCGGAATAACAATTGGGCGACCTTGGTCATCAAAAAATGTCCTTTCTGCCGCTCTAAAAGCACCCGGTATGAAACCGCCCTCACCATCCAAGCCAAACAATAATTGCTGGGTAATTGGGTCCATTTGCTGAGTATTTTGCTGAACCGCAGAAATATAATTTGAGGCGTCACCGCCTTCCTGAAACTTCCTAACTCTTTGCAGTTGCGCTGGGGTTAAAATGCTCATGCCGCCTTAGCCCTCTTTGATTTTGGTTTGTCGGCAAACTCGGCAAACAGGTCCATCATTTCATACATCAACTGTGTGCCTTTCTCCCGACTTTCTCCGCCATTAGGCGTTAACGTGATAATACCGCCGTCACTTTGCAAGTCGAATGAACCAGCTCCGCGCACTGCCTGACCAGTCATTACAAACTCGCCATCACTTAGCATCGCAGGGATATCGTCGCTGGTTTCTGTTCCCTCGCCGTTAATGCCGCCGTTCTTTCGTTTAAAATCTTCGGTCGCTACATTGCCACCTTCAGCATAGGCCATCGGAACCATGCCGCCATATCGCATTTGCAACGGCATAACGGCTCCGCCATACCTCATTCCGGTTACAGGATCTGCTTGCGGATTATTTACTTCCATCTCGTTTTGACTTTCCCCAAAACCATAAGACGAATCTTCTGGCGTTGGTCTACCTCCGCTCAATAATGGCATTGGCGATGGTAGTAACCCGTAATCGATTGGATCTGGCGCAGCTTCTCCAGCGGCGGCTGCGTCACGCTTAGCCATCTGATAACCGCCGTATTTGTTCATGGTCATAGCTGGCGTCAACTGAACGCCTCGTCGGTTTTTAGCTTCGTCATAAGCAAGCTTTGCAAGAACCGCTGCAATGCCAGCTCCACCAAGGCCGCCTATATTCAAACCGCCGCCAGAACCATCGCCCCCAAAAAGTCCCGAAAGAGGATTCTTTGCTCCGGGTCCGTAAACATCTTCTAATCCGCTTTTTCCGCCGAAACCGAGGTAATCGCCAATAGTTTTTAGCCACTGAGGAGTCCCGCCGCCTTGTGCCTGTTGTTGATTTCCGCTCTGCTCTAAGGCTCTTAATATCTCTTCTGGACTAGCCTCTGCTTTTTGCATATCAAGTATTAACTGCTGCACTGAAGTCGGGCCTTGACTGCCGTCTCCTTCTGACTGATATATCTCATCAAGCACCTCGTATGGGTCTCTTTGCGCCTGCGCTTGACTGGCATAGTCAGTGACTCCGATAGAGTCACCAATCCCTCCAAAGAAGTCACCTATGCGGCCAAAGCTGCCAATTTTGTCTTTACCGGGGCCGGTAAAAATATCTCCTAGCTTGCCGAAGCTACCAGCTCCATCTGCGCCGCCACCTGTAAATAAGCTGCCAATACCCTTACCGACATTGCCAAGAAGACCAACGCCATCAGCGCCTTTTGTTACAAATTCCTTTACACCACCAAACAAGCTTGATATTCCGCCACTACCGCCACCGGCAGGAACGCCTTTGCCCATGGTTAGCAATGAAAGAGGGCTAGCCCGACCTTTTGCAACGTCATAAACCGTAAAAGCTTTGTTGGCTAACGCTGCAATTGGTTGCCAAGGTCCGGGGATAAACTGAGCAACTTTCGCCAGCGGTTTAACGACCTTCTTGACAACCTTTTTGACGCTCTTGGCTAACTTTTTAAAAAAACCAAACTCTTCCAAACCGGTAATAGGGTTTAGCGAAGCAATACCAACACCAACAACCATGCGGGAAGGATCAATGTTCAGCTCTTCAAATTTCTTTTCAATTAAACTTTCAAACTCTGGGTCTTCAAAAGCTTCGGGAGGAATAATAACTTCGCCGGGTCTAACGTGAGCAAGAGCTGTATCTTCACCTCGACCCGCCTGCGCTAATTGAATCGCCATTTCTCCCATGGGTGCTTGAGAGCCAACCTCTGCCGCTTCTGCCAAGTGCAAATATTGATCACGCTCAGCAGGATCTTCTGCTTGAGAGGCTTGCATCATCAGCTCCTCAATTGAAGATCGAATCGCCTCATTCGGGTCAGCTTGGCCCTCAGCCTCATCTTCCATCGCCTGCATCATCATTTCTTCGCGGCTTACTTCGCCGCCTTCGGCCATGCCCAAAGAATTCTTGTAAAGATCCATTTCTTTGTCAGAGACTTGCCCTCTGAGCATCTCTTCCATATCGTTTTGGCTTTCACCAAAACCCCCCGCTGCCTTATCCATGGAAATAGGCTGGCGCTCAGAAGCTTGTCTTTGCAACATCCGCTCCATATCGTTTTGGCTTTCACCAAAACCTCCCGCTGCCTTATCCATGGAAATAGGCAAATCACCCATTAAGTTTTGAATTTGTTGTTGTAGTTCTGGACTCATGGCGTACTCACCGTTATGTTGCCCAACGCGCTCGTCATTTGAACGC